GTTCTCCTGACTGGAAGAAGTTGGAAAGGGTATTTTCTAGTGAGTTGAAACTGGAACTAACCGCGTCAGCAGCGTTCTGCGATTGATCGCGAATGCCAGTGAAGTAGTCCTTGGTGGCTTTCCGTGCCCCGGCGTTGAAAGTCTTGTCGACCGCCTCTTTTGTCTTTGTGACGTTTTGCTCAGCGAAAACGAACGCGGTGCCGGTCGTCTCGGCCGCACCGGCTAGCTCTTCCAAATTGTCAGTCGAGAACCCGAGCGACTTCGCTAGGCGCTCTTGAACGTCGGTGGCGACTTCACTGATCGTCTTGAAAATTTCTAGGCTGCCCAGAGCTTCCAGCAGTTCCGCCTTGAACTTGACGATACCGACGGTCGCCGCTGCGGTCCCGGCTGCGAATAGCGCGAAGAACTTGGGGCTACTGACCAAGGCGCTGACGGCCTTGAGTACGATCTGGCTTGTAACGATGGCCTTCGTGAACGTGTAGACGGCTCGAACGACGTTGGCGATGCGCCGAATAGTCATCGCACCGAAGACGATCAAAAGGCCCTTACCAATGCCCTCAAGGTTTCGGCCAACCGTGATGAACGCGAACTCTAGTCCTCGTAACGCTTTCACAAGAACCCGAGAGATCGTGTTGGCGTAGCCTTTTACGCCATTCATGCCCTTGCTCATGTTCCGCGTCAGGCGATTGATCTCAGCGTTGAGGCCAGCCTTACCAATAGCGAAGAAGACCGCGTCGACGCTGTCCTTGAAGTTCGAGAACGCGCCTGTGATCGTGGCCGCTTGCCGCTCGATGCCTCCAGCGAAACTCTTTTTAGCAATAGCATCGAGTGCTGCGATGATCGACGCCGAGTTGTTGTCGATCTGCTTGGTGACGCCACCAAACGCGATATTGACCTTATCGCCTTCTTTCCCAGCCTTAATGCCAAATTCTTTAAGACGCTCGAACTCGCCGACTGCGGCGTCGGCTACTGCCTCAGCCAGTTGGCTGAAGCTCTTACCCGAACCAGCAGCGATGTCGCCAAAACTGCGAAGCTGCTCCACAGTAGGCTTGATGCCTCGGGCGATGAGGATGTTAAACGAGCCAACAACCTCTTGAACCGAGAACGGCGTATCGGCCGCGAACTTCTGAAGAATTTCGAAAGCTCTTTTGCCGTTCTCGACGCTCCCTGTGAACGTAGTCAGGCTGGCTTGGAGCTTCTGGAACTCAGCATTCGTGCGAACTAGCTGTCTGCCGAGAAGACCGCCGCCCACGATAGTCGTGAGCAGCACGAACCTCTTTGCGAGAGATGCCACGGCAGCATCGGTACGCCGGAGACCGTTCTGGACCGATCTGAACGCACCTTGAGTGCGATCTTGCGCGGTGATCGGTAGGTTGAGCCTATCTGCCATGCTTCTGGTTTTGGTTCTTCAAACGGAAGTAGCTGCCCCATTCGAGAAACTCTTCGAGCGTGATGTCGCCCTCAAGTTCTTCGACGGTGCGATGAAGCGTCTCCGCGAGCATGAATAGGAATTGACGCTCGGGAGACGCCTTTAGTTTTTTTCGATTGCGTCCGGGTCGACCGCCATGATGTCGGCGGCCACGCGAGCAAGAACGGTCGCGTCGACCTTGTCCTTGATGGCTTGTTTGTCTTCGAGCGTGAACAGCTTCTCACCGCTACTGTCGAGCGCCTTCATAATGAGAACATCAGCCAGGACGTTGGCGTCGGCTCCATTACCTGATGACTTCTGAAGACGGGTCTGTTCCCTAAGCGTGAAGGGAGCGACGTAGACTTCGAGCGGTCCATTCTCGTCGCCCCACTCAGGGACTTCGATCACACGCACTTCACGGTTTTGAAAGTGAGCGACAGCGCGATCAATGACCCCGCTGCCGCCTGATTTCTTAGCCGCCATGGTTAGACCGTGGCCTCAGTCAAAGCGCCATTTCCGGTGAGCGAGAACGTAGCCTCGACCATGCCGTCGAATGACGAGGTGATGGTCTTGCCGGTGACGATGCCCGTGCCGGTGTAGTAGGTATCGCTCGAATCAGCGCCTTCGGGATATACGACGAAGGTGACTGAAGCCCCGACATCAAGCGCGTTCTGAGCCGTATCAGTTTCGTCCCAGAATACTTCTGCCGTACCCGACCAACTGGTCAGCCCAGCCTTGAAGGTGCGAACGGACGCGCCCATGCTCGTGTCTTCGATAGTGTCGCCGGTGGTGTCCAGCGAAAAGCTTCGAACCGACGCAACAGTATCGCTGCCGACTTTCAAAAGGCCTTCGCTGCCTGTGTGTGTAGCCATTTAGTCTACTCCTTTGTGATGGCCGCAACGGCCTTTGAGGTTCGGCGGGTCGCTGGCTTCGCATCAGCCTTCTTCCAGCCCTTGCTAACGAGGTACGCGACGCGTTGGTCGAACACCTCGATCTTTGTGCCCGAAGGCGAAATCATTTGAGTTCTCATGCTGCGTTCTCCAGATCATTCTCAGCGGTGACGTATTCGACAGTCACATCCAGTCGAACCATGCCGATGGGCTGCTCTCCGTCGTCGGCATACTCAAACTCGATGCCGGTGGTGCGAGTGTCGCGAGCGAGGTTGTTCTGCCGGATGTCGCCAGCAAGAGCCTCCTCGACTTCGAGTGAGATCGCGTCGAGCGTGGCATCGAGATTGCTCGTCGCAGACGCGTAGCCCTCGATGGTCAATGTGACCGCTCGTAAGGTGGTGCGAGGCGGCACCATCGTGAGCGCCTCGATCTCTTCGTTCTTGGTGTAGATGCAGAGCCCCGGCAGATTCCCCGCTGCCATGGGATAGACGCGGCTCGCGAAGACGCGAGATCCTGTGGTCGTGAGGCCCGTCAGGTTCGTGACGACACGGTCCCTGATCTGTTTCCTCAGGTGAGCCATTAGTTCTTCTCCAGCACGAGAACTGTGACGCCTGTGCCTTCGGCCTGAATTTCCCGGACCGTGTAGCCAACCGATGAGATGCTGATCCCGTCCCCTACTGCGGCGGCACCCGGAAGGTCTGCGCTGGTGCAGGTGAATTGAGGCTGGGCGCTGATGACGCCGACACCGCCAAGCGGATCGACCTCTAGAAACTGATTGTCGAAGATGCCGTTGACCGTTGAAGACGCGCCGCCGTTGAGCGTGTAGGTGGCGGCAAGGCCGAAGTCGTCGGTATCGAAGAAGATGGCTCGCTCGGTCGCCGTTTCGACAGCCATTAACTCTTACGCTTGCGCTTCGTCAGGGCTGCGGCGCTCTTAGTGGTTAGACCTAGACTGCGGTCTTGGGTCTTCGCCTTACCTGATGCTGGCTGAGCCTTGCCCCACGAGATCAATTCGAGTGCGAGCCGGTCTGGTAGATCGACAGTCGTTCCGGCAGCAACGTGCTCGCCTTTGATGCCGGTGTCGCGTGTGAGTGTGATTTTCATATGGCCTCGCAAAAGAAAGGGGCGGCCCGAAGACCGCCCCGCTCTAGGACTTAGGTGGTGTAGTCGAGTACCGCTGCGAAGGACTGAGCATGGCGAACAGCCACGTCGACGTCCTGCATAACGATCACACGCGTGTTCCCGGCACTGCCGCCCGTGTACGGGTCGACAAGAATGTCGGGAGCAGACCAGAAGCCCATCATCAACTGCGAGAAGTCGCCGAAGATCATGGCCGAGCATGAGCCAGACGTTGAACCCTTGGTCAGGTCCGAAGGCACATGCGTTGTGATGGCCATCGGGTAGCCGTAAAGCTCGTTCCAAGGAGCATCGAGGATCATCACACTGTCGCCAGAACCCTTGGCGGTGTTGGCGAGTTTTGCCTTCACCTTCGGGTTGGTTAGGAACGCACTGCTGTCGGCGATCACGGCGTTGTCGACCTCGACCTCTTTCACCAGATTGGTGACCGAAGCCCAAGTTGGCGCACCGCCATTTGTGCCGATTGCAACCGAACCGATACCAGACGTCTTGGTGATACCCGTTGGCTCGTTGGAGCCGCCGCCCTCGATTGTGACGTCCTCAAGTTTGGCTGCCAAAGCACCCAACAGATCGTCACGAACGACCATCTCAGCAGACGGATCAGATTGAGCCATCAACTTGCGCGAGATGTCAGTGAAGGCACCAAGCGTTTTCGGTGCGAGCGTGACCGCAGCAAAGGTCTGGTTGACCTCCGCCACTGCCGAGCCTTCACCAACAAACGCTGCCGCTACGCCAGCACTGATTTTCGGGATGCTCACGTCGCCTTGGAGCCCACTCAAAATGCGAGCGCCGAGACCAGCGGTTACGAGCCGACCGCGTAGTGCTGCGATGAAC